GACTTCAGGCCCTTGACGAGACCCGTAACGGCGTGAATGCCCGCGTCGTAGTAGTTACCCGAAACGAACTTGCCGAGGCTGTCAGACTGCTGCCCGATCTGCGCATAGGTGGAGTTCAGTTCCTTGATCTGGCCGCCACCAGCATTCAAGAGAGCCGCTGCCATCTGGCCGCCCTCTTCGGGCCCGGCCTGAGCAATCTCCGAAATGATGCCCCTACCGAGGCCCCGCTTTGCGAGGGTCTGAAGGTTCTTTCGGAAATCGACGATGGCCTTCAGCTTGCCCTTCATGCGCCCGATGATCGCGCTAGCCGAGTTGTCCCCGTACTGCGATGTATCGAGATTGCCCATGAAGGAACCGAAGTCCTTAGCCTTCGAGGACACCGAAGAGGCCATATCAGCTTTGGACTTCTTCAGGTCCTCCAGCATCTTGTTAGCCGCGCCGAGCCTCTTAGCGACCGCTTCACGCTGCTTAGCAAGCTTGTAAAGCTTCACATCCTGCTTATGAAGGTATTCGTGAAGACTGTTCGCCTTCTTCTTGCTGATCTTTCCAGCCTTGAAAGCCTTCGTCACCGACTCATGAAGCTTCTTCGCCGTGGCCTGAACCTTCTTCGTGCCGCCCAGCATGCCCTTAACAAGACCCTCGGTAATGAACTTACCGATCTCCGCCATGACGCGCGAAGGCGAGTGAATGCCAAGCATCTTCCGAATAGGGCCAGGGATCATGTCGACCAGGCCCGAGATAGTCTCTTTGACCTTGTGCCATGCGCCCTTAATGCCGTTGATAAGTCCCTGAATGAGGTTCTTACCGATAGTGAGAAGCTGACCGGGAAGAGCGCTAAGGATGCTCTTCACCTTGCCAGGGATGCTCTTCACCGTCTCGACAAGGGAACCGATCTTTCCCTTAACGCTGGTGTAGAGCGACTGGAAGCCGCTCACGAAGAAGTTCTTTATCGCGCTCACGCCCGAGGACGCGAAGCCCTTCAGTCTCCCCATGGCCCCGGAGAAGAAGCCTGTAATGGTGCTCCAAACGCTCTTGAACTTCGAGCTGATAGCACCCCAGACAGCCGACCAAATGCCCTTCACGGCGTCAAGGCCGAGCTTTAGAACCGATTTGATCGTTACCCAAATGGCCTTGAACACGCCGACAATGACGTTCCAGATACCGGAGAAGATTTGCTTGATTCCGGTCCAGGCCCTCGACCAGTCACCCGTAAAGATGCCAATGAACGTGTTGTAGACACCCTGGATGATCGACAGGACGCCCCCAATGATCTGCCAAATGGCGTCCCAAGCACCCTTTACGAAGCCGATGATGGTCTGGCCGAAGGTCTGCCAAATCCACTTCACGCCCTCGATGAACATCGAGATTTCGAGCTTGATCAAGTCAAGGTAGGTTTTGAAAGTCGACCAGAGTTGCACTAGAACGGGCTGAGCCTTCGCCCAGAGATCCCGGAAGACCGGCATTAGCTGAGTCTTGAAGAACCCCACAAACTCAGTGAGTGCCGGCCCAACCTCCTGCCAAATGCCCTTCAGCTTCACGCTGAGCTGGTCGAGCGCCGTACGTGCGGCGCCCGTCTCGAAACTCGTCTTGATCTTCGCGCCGATATCGCCCAGGCTCTGCTTAAGGGGAGCCGCGGCCTGCCCGACCTTGTCAAACACCGGGGAAAGCTTCGTACCCAACCCCTGAAAAGCCGTAATGGCCTTAGCCGCAGCATCCGTAAAGCCATACTTGATCTTGCGAATGAACGTGTCGACCTTCGCCGCAGCGTTCTTATGCATGGTGTCGGACATCTGCTGAGCCGCGCCCTTGACCTTCCCGAGAGACTCAACCGCGCTCTTCGGGTCAATCGAGTAAAGGGCCTTACCGAGATCCTCGGCCTGCGTACCAAAAAGCTTTGTCGCCGCCCCAGACTGCTTAACCGGGTCCTTCATCTTCCGAAGCTTGTCCATGGTTTCCTGAAGCGCGTCAGAAGCGGACTTACCGCCCTTGCCGATACGCTTCGCCATGTCACCAGCGTTCAGGCCGATTTCCTTGAAGCCCTGAGCCGTGGACGTACTACCGTCAATGGCTCGAATGCTGAATTCCTTAATCGCATCCGCGACCAGGTCAGCGTCTCGGGCACCGCCCTTAAGGCCCTGGGAAAGAATCCCGGTAGCCGTAGCGCCGTCAAGGCCCATCTTCCGGAACTGAGTTCCGTACTCGTTCAGGGTGTCAAGGAAGTCTTCCGACTTGTCGACACCGTGAGTGAAGCCCGCTGCGACAATATCGAGAGCTTCGGTTGCGTTCTTCGCCAGGCCGTTACGGAGAAGGTTAGAGACGGCCTTAGTCGTGCCGCCGATATCCTGATCCATGACCTTGGATATGGTGGCTACCTTGTCGGCAATCGGCTTGAAGTCGACCGAGTTAACCGACATGTTCAGGTCGTCATGGACCCGCTTAACGATCTCGCCAGTCTCCGCCGTCGACTCGCCGAAGCCGCTCACATAGAGGTCACCGGCAAGCTTGCCGGCCTTCGCCGCATCCTTGCCCGTAAGGCCCATGGAAGCCGCAAGCTTGGCCCGGTTACCAATCTCGTCTAGCCCTTCCTGAAAGGCCATGAGACCGGCGACAGGCAGGGCGGCCAGGACCGTTGCGCCCAGGCCCCCCAACATGCCCTTGAACTTGCCAAACTTTCCGCCCATGGCGTCGACCTGAGAGCCGGTGCTCTCGGAAGTGTCAGCGAGTCCCTGAATTGCGTTCTGGGCTGAATCGGCGTTGCCGACAATGACAACGCGAAGCGTCCTCGAATCCGCCATTACAAAGACTCCCGCCTAGCGTTAAATTCGTTCATGTACTCGCAGAAAGCGCGATACTCCGCCGCCTTAAGGCGCCGCACTTCCACGGGAGTCATGCGGTAGAAATGGCAGAACGCCGCCCGCTCCTTCAGGCGCTCTGCTCTTCGTCGTTTCCCTGGCCGTCCTCGGAGCCGACCAGCTCAAGCGCAGAAACCTTGACGTTGCGCGCATCCTGAAGAGTGAAGTCAGGCTTATCGACGCGCTGAGAAATCCAGATAAGGGCCTTCAGGGCCTTAGTCGGAATCTTCGTCTCAAGCTCGGGACGGCCCTTCTCGTCGAGAACCTTCTTCCCGTCCGGACCGATCACCGGCCGAGGGGAAAGAACGTCGTAGATAGCGGCCCCCACAACGTCCTCGAAGTCTTCAAGGTCACCGATGGTGAGAACGTCAGGGTCAATGCGAAGAGAAATGCTCTCGGGGGTGTTGCTCATTCTGGAAATGCCTCCGACATTAGGCGGTCAATGTGGTTCTGGTACTCGCGGATAAGGGCAGGGCCCTTCTCGCGAATCGAGGGATGAAGGAAGTAACCGGGGCCGCCGGCCCACCCGTTGAACTGGTTGCCTCGCCAGGGCTTGAAGCCTCGGGCGACACGGCCATTCCGGGTGAGCTTCTTAGCGCCAAACTCGGCGCCTAGGGCGTACGGCTTACGGGCCGTACCGAGACGGACGGCCGCATAGTTCTGCGTCTTCGTTGCCCGAAGGGAATTAGCCGCAGCTCTCTGCTGTCGAGAAAGGCCGGTAGCCTTCTCTTTCGCGGCCTGAGTCAGCTTGTCGGCAACGTCAAAGTTCGCCTGTTTCACCTCGGCACGCATACCGTCAGCCCCAGTACGCGCGAGAGCGCGGGTGAACTGGGCTAGGCCCTCGACATTCGCGTAAATGCCTTCAGTGGCCATAGCCCAGTTCTCCCAATACTAGTTACAGCCCTTACTGAAGAGCCTTATAGGTGATCGTGACGGGGGACGCGGTACCGTCCGTCAGGGCGATACCGGAAAGGTCCTGAGAGACAACGTCCATGCCGCCCACGGACACCGGGCCTTCGTCGAATCGAGCGAAGGGCATCTGAACCTTGAACTGAGAGTTGTCCGGCCCATCCCAAAGAACCGTGATGTCAGCGACAGCACCACTCGCGATAGCGGCCGCAACGCGGTTGATCTGAGTAGTACCGCCGAACTCACCCTTAATCGACCACTCGTACTTGCGAAGCTCGGACTCCAGCGGCTCACTCTTCTTACCGGTGTTCCGGATGAAGTAGCGGTCATCCTTCAGGCCGTTACTGGCCTTCAGAGAGAAGTCACTGATCTGGAAGGCAGAACCCCCGACAGTGACCGTGCCACCAGCGAAGCTGAAGAGCTTCGTATTCGCGACATAAGTCGGCGTGGCCGCCGCATAGGCACCCGTGCCGGCCCCGATCGTCTCCTTAGCGAAGTCCGTAGTCACGGACAGCTTCAGAAGCTCGTCAACGGCGTTCGTAAGCTCCCATTCCTTGACCTTGCCACCCTCGTACGTGAACGGGGTCAGGGTCCCGGTGTTGTCCACCCGGCCCACCTGAGCCGTAAAGCTCTTGCCGTTCAGGTCGCCGAGAGTTGCCGTATAGGTGGTGAAGCCACCAGCGGGGGTACCGACGTTGACCCCGCCCAACATGTGCTTAAGCCAGAAGTCGAAGCCCGAGGACTGAACTTCCATCTTTACGTCGCCCTCGGCGCCCTTCGGGTTGACCGCGAAGCGGTCGCTTCGAAGCACCCGAGTACCCGGACGAATACCCTCGGAATCAATCCGCTCGTACTTGCCCTCAATACCCTCATCGGTGAACTCAAAGAACTTCGTCGGAAGAATTGCGGTGCCGTAGACGACTTCGTCGATGACACCGATGTACTGATCAAAAATCGTGGCCATTACTTAGCCGTCTCCTTCTTCGCCTTAACTTCCTGCCACCCCTGGCGAAGAAGCGCCGACGCTATCTCGTCGTCGGCGACCTCGACAGGCTGACCCTGTTCGGCAGTAATGCCGAGGGATGGAACATCTACGGCCCCGTACGGGCCGTCATACACAAGGGTCTTCAATTCAGAGTCTCGCCTTCACACGAACAATCGCTTCGAACTGGCCTTCATAGACCTGATCCGAGGGGAAGCTAGACAGCTTCTTAGGGACGAAGTCCGTAGTGACAACGGACTGAATACCGAGATTGGGTGTCGCCTTCATGCCGTCCTCGATACCGGCGGCCATG